CTTTGTAACTAAATTTTTAGCAGTATCTTGTTTGGTAGCAATTACCAATATGTTTTTATCTGATTGAAAGGTCATCATCCATAAGGAGTATCCAGCAGTTAATGTTGAAATACCTAACTGACGTGCCTTTAAAATAACATTATAATTATTTTTTTCAAAATCATATAAAGTATCTTCTTGAAACTTATATAATGAAAATGGAATTTTACCTTGTATTGGATGCTGAATAACAGCATACTTCTTTAGAAAATATACAGGATCCTGTGCACATTTTAGATATTCCTTTTTGATGACTTCTTTTATATTATTATCACTCATTAATTTGCTATGTCCACTATTTTAATTCCAAAATATGTTGGAATAGTTACCGCGGCCATTCCATATCCAAAATATAACCACTTATTTTCATACCAACTTGGTTTTGCTAACTTTGTCAGTTTTTCATTGGCATCATTTTGTGATTTCAAAGATTCTATTTGTTTACCTTTTGCCACTATTATTAAAGAATCAAGATTAGCCTGATCCTCCAAGTTTTTCATCAAACCTTCATAATCAGTAATCAATACTTTCTGTGATGAAATTAATGAATCGGCCTTTTCTATTTTACCTTCCCATTGGGCATCACGAGCTTTTAACATCTCTAATGCTTCATCATATGTAAAAGTTTGTACTACCTTTCCATCTTTTTGTATCTGTTGTCCGAATAATGGGATGAATAGTAGTAATATCCAAAGATATTTCATATTCACTCCTTATCTGTGTAAGACGTAAACTACACCAGTTGCACCAATTACGACTTTTTTTACTCCAATAGGATATAATGTATCTATCAACAATGTTCCTCCTGGTAGTGTTCCACCACCGGCCGTCTGAATAGTAACATTAGTTACATTTTCAACAATAAACCCTGCACCTGCATTTGAACCACTAAAAGCTACAGTAGTACTCGAATCCACTTTGGTTACGTTATTATAATCACCAAGTCTTTGATCAGTTGGTTGTGACCTAAACATTGTTCCTGAATGTACATCAGCCATTTAATTTCTCCTCATATATATAATTATTTACTTTTTGAAAACTTCCTCAAAAAATCTGCTGCATCTTCTACATCATCATTTTCGTAAGCTATTTCCATCTTCTCAACATCTTTTTTGTGTGTTGTCAATTTTCTTTTTAAAGTTGTTATTTCTTTTTTATTTTTCTTTTTATTTACTTGTAATTTCTCTATTCCCTTTACAATTTCCTTTTCTTTCTTTTTATTCTCCTTTATAACTCCTTCTAATTTCTTCACTTCTTTTGATTTTTTAGCACTTAACAAAGTACTTAAACCAAAAAGTCCTAAAATACCAACTATGAGTTTCTTTAACCAATCCATATTTACATCTCCATTATTTTTTTGTAAGTAGACTTACTTTCTAATTTTTTAGTTTTTGAAGGTTCATCAAATTCACTATCATCAAGTTTGTCATATTTTCCATATCCGTTTGCATCCCTATCAATTTTCTCATCAAAACCTTTATCAAAAATATTGACTTTTTTATGTATTCTAAATGTTACTGCTTTTCTACCATTAACCGTTGGCATACCATGTTTATCTACACCTATATCTTTTATTACCATTTTCTTGTTTTTAAATTTTCCCACAAGAATAGTATCACCTTTTTTAACATCTATTGTAATAGCCATTATGCTCTCCAACTTATCATAAGATTTTGACCGTCAAGTTTTTCTGTTACATTATCTTCTCTATCTAACTGGCCGCCCAATCCCATCTCTATAATATTTTTTAAATCTTTAAACGTCAAATCTTTGTCGTCAAAAGGATGTGCCATATGTCCATATGCCCCACCTTCTGTTATTAATTCTCTAAGTTCATCATTCCACCAATCCTTAGATAGTGGAGAATATTTTTCAACATGAAGTCTTGGGTTTCCACCTTCAAATTTCTTTCCACTTCTTTTTGCTGCATCATTTGTTCGTTTTTCATCATCTTCTTTACGACCTTGTGCATCAATTCCTGATGCTATTGGAGGACCTGCCATTTGTTGGTCTTTATCAACCCCCATCCATTTGATTACAGTCCAACCTAAATTATCCATTATATCTCGTAAAGTCTTTTTATACTTTTTAACCTCACCGTGAGATATTGGATTTGCTGCCCTATAAGACATAGTATAATCTTCTTCAGGGTCCATTGCTCCATCACTCAATATGTAATCAATTACTTTATATCCTAAATCATTTTGTAATTGTATTATCCAATCTTCTGACTCTTGTTTATATTGAGTCAAACTTTTATAAAATGTTGCGGGACCATCATCTGTTGGTGCATTTCTACCAAAAGTTCCTTCTTTTAAAATATCCCCAATATCATTCTCTACTAAAAATTCACCGATAACTTCACCACTAAATTCTTTTAAATAATCTCTCATTATAATCTCTTAACCCAACTTAATACATTAGATAATCGTTCGCCATTTCTTTTTAATACATCTACTTCTTCTGAATTCTTATATTTACTTTTCATAGCATCTTGTAAAGACTTAATCATTTGTTTTTTCATTTTAGAAGTAATCCTAATCTTTTTCTTTTTACCCCAACTATCAACACCCGCGGCAGGTCCAACTCCAACTGATGCAAAGAAGGGTTCGCCGTATTGTGGTTTGAATTGATACTCTATAGTAGTAGCTCCACCTCGTCTTTCTTTTTCGTATACAAAATTAACCATAAGACCGATATGTGAAGTGCTTTTATAAGCATCACCGACTTCGATATCATCATCAGTTAATTCTTCTTTTAGTAAATCTTTTAATTTAATCATCTTTTTTCCAAGTTAAATGCTCTGGTTAACATTGAGCCGGCCTGACTAAGTTTAAGACGAGCTTTTTCATATTCTTTAAAATATCTTATTAAAGTTCTGTTCTTACTTTTATTAATATCATCTTCAATTTCATACCAGAGTCGCCCATCTCGTGCTTTATGAATATAATCACTACCAACCTTGAGTAATTTTTGGTGATTCCAAGAAATATCTGAAATATCTACTTTTTCTTCCAATAATTTTTTCATTTTAATCACTTAACTTCTCCAATATATACTCTTTCAATTATAAATATTAAACTTCTAAACTATTGAGTTTTTCTTCAGCCTCTGTTTTCATCTTGTTTAATTCTTCAAGAGCTTCGTTAGACATTTCTTCAACCTTTTCTGTATTTTGACTCCACTTTTCTGTTTGTAATTCTATATCGTCAACACCAACTTGGTCATAAGCAACTACCTGTTTAGAAGCTTCTTTTTTCCAATCTTCTATACTCTCAATTTGATCTCTTATATAAGAAAGTTGATTATTTAACACCTTTTTTTCTTCCCACTCATCATATTTACCTTCCAATCTAAGCTTATGCTCAAATTGTAATTGACAATCAAAACAATGACTGTGTAATCTATACATTTTATCGTCAAGTTTTTTTCCCATGACCTTTTTACACTCCGGACAAAACCAAGGCATTCTAGATCCCTTTAAGGCATCCATTTTGTCATTTTTTCGTTCTCTGTCTGCCTTTATCTCATCTTCTCGTTTCTTCTTTTCCTCTAAATCTTCCATATGGACAAAAATTCGTTTTTCTGGTGTATTGCCCTTCATAATATCTTGTCTTGCCTTGACGTGTCTTTGGTGTTCGTTCATAACTACTCCTAAAATCCGTATTGTTTTTTAAAAAAAATCGTTAAAATGTCATTAATCCAGTAATCTGGTTTATTGGAGCAAATGCGCCCGTAAATTTAAATGTTTTACCATTATATTTAAAAACTATTCCCTCACTTGGAACAATTGAGTCTAAGCCGCCTATTGACTTCAATTTATCTAACTGTAATTTTAATGTGTTGAGTTTTTTCAAATCTTTACCACTTCTAACACCTTGAATAGCCGAGTCTAATTGTTTTTTCACTCTTGCAACTGTAGCATCTGGACTTGCTGCTAACCAACCACTTACATTTTTCATTATTTCTGCCCCAAGTTCAAAAAATAGTTTTTCAAATGGTTTCATATTTTCTTTAACGATTGCTGAATGGTCTTGTTTATCAACACCTAAAACCCATTCTAAAAATGCTGGGAATTTTTCCAAATCCTTTTTGATTGTGGCTATCTTATAACTCTTGTCAAAAAATGCCCACCGTTTAACAAGATTTTTCTCTACTTTCTTGGGGATTCCAGATGTATACATACCTTCTCCCTGTTTAACAAAATCTTCCCAAAACTTTTGATGGTAAAGTGCTAATGTATCGTTATCTTTTAATTTATATTCTCTCTGTAATTTATTTAATTTATTTACAAAATACTGTTTCTTCTTGTCAAAATCTTGATGTTTAGGAACTGTAAGAAAATTTGGTTTTCCTATCTTATAATGTTTCTGTATATTTTGATTAACTTGTTTAATCATACCAGCTAACATTCTTGCACTACC